AGCAACTTGTAAAAATCAGGCATTGTCATTTCTCTTACCTGCACCTCTTTATCAAGCACCGTCCCCTGCACTACCCTTACAAGCCTCCTTACATAATCAATCTCATCTTCCACAGCTTCCTCAACAAGACACTTCACATCCTTCACCTTAAGAGGTCTCAAATGCACCACTGCAGGATACCCATGCTTACCTTTTGAAGACAACTTCACCGTTATCACCTGCTCATCTACTCTTTCTAATTCCCCTGCTACAGCCTTTTGCTTCATCTCTTTTACTTCCTCAATTGTTAACATCTTTGCCATACCTCTTTACCTCCTTTCTTTTATATCACTTCTATTCCGTGCACTACTAACGTAACAGAAACCACAACAACTTCATTTTGCTCATAGCCCAAGTTCACAGTATCAATTCCAGTCGGATAACACTTCCTCAACCGATAAGACCCTACCCTCTTCCCCTTTCCATCCAACACATATACATTTACATCTTTCATCCACTTAGACGGCAACTCCTTCAATTCCCTATAAGGCGTACCTGACACTACCTCCCCCACTATTAACTGACGCCACTTGTTAAAATACTTCTGAACCGATATCTCTACATCTTCCCAAAACTCAATCTTCACATCATTCTTTGCTTCAAAATCAGATGGCAAGAAATAATACCCTAACGCCTCTACCCTTACCTCCTCTGCTTCTAAATTAAACCAGACAGGAAACTGGACTGACCTCACTTGATACTTTAATCTATCTGCATCACCAAAGTCACGAGGCAACTCTACCTCAAAACTATATGCACGAAGAGGTTCTTTTACTATGCCAACAATTTGAGATATTCCTACCGCCATTTCAAGCCCGCCCCTTTAAGGCTAAGGCTTCCTGCATTACTGCAGGCTTACTATCTCCTATCTCTGCCTCTAATTCCTTTCTCTGCCAGCCTGACTCATTAGATTGTATCCTATCAGCTATCAACGAATGCCATAAACTGGGATTAAAAAGTCTGAAAATATCATCCGTTTTCCTGTTCCACTCAAGAATAAATATCCTCAACAAATTCTGAAATTGAGCTAAATCATATATGAAACTTTTCTCTCTCTCCCTATGCTTTGAACTCAATCTGATAGATAACACTCTCTTCGCTTTCATTTCATAGAAAATATAAAATGAGCAAATGACAACTTTCAGGAAGGATTAGCCTACAGATCAGCTTATCTCAGCTTTAGTTTAAACTCATCACATTCTCTATTTATTGCGTCAATGATATCCCCATACCTTCTTTTTAACTCACGAAGTATCTTTCGTCTTTCTCCTTCAGGGAAAATCTCACTAAAATCTAACGCTCCATCTATTATAACCTCAATCAACCCCCAAGGATTTTCATCATCTTCTTCTTCCTCACCATAATAAACACCATCAAGAAGCTCAAACTCTAACTCCTTACCTGTCTTATCATCCTTTAACACCGCCAAATAAACCCACCCTTCAGTATACCCATCCCAAGGATGAATTTTCATTGCACAATCAACTACTCTCCATGCCATGTCTTTCACCTCCTTTTTATTACTTTCCAACTAATCCTCCCCACCCGCCCTTTCACAGGAATACTCTTGTAAATCAAATCCTCTTGTCTAACTTTCTCTCTAAGAAAATATACCCTCATCTCTTCCACTCTCTACCCCTACCTCCATTCTTTCTAACAAAGATATCACCTATCTCCATTTCCTCTAACAACTCCCTAATTAAATCTTCAGACACCCCCAATACAGCAAAAAACCAGCTACCTAGCAAAGCAGTAACTAAAGTAGGAGTATGAGTTATTCGAATAACTGAACGCTCTATCTTATCCAGTTCTCTCAGTACATCCATCAAAACATCTTCAGGATCATCAGCTAAATTATAAAGACCCTCTATCATACGCTCTCTATAAAAATCTCTCTGCCTGTCTAGCACCTCTAATAACTCTCTTACTACTTTTTCAATTGCCACCCCACTAAGAAGTCCTCTCATATCCTTACCTCCATCTTCCATTTCTTCCAGATTCACTTTTCTTAGCAAATTGTCTAAACCAATCCCTTAACTCTTCTATCCTTCCCTTCATAAAGCTAAAGCTTCCTGCATTAATGCAGGCTTACTATCTCCTATCTCTGCCTCTGTCTTTAACTCTCTTCAAAAAAGTCATACCAAAATCTTGCAGTAAACGTCACGACCTCATTAGCTTCGTATCTCACTTCTCTTGCCTCAACAGAAAGTAACAGTGCATTCCTAAGTACTATTGTCCTCACAGGATTACCCTTCCCATCAAGTAGTTTCAACTGAACATCTCCAGTCACATCAGCCCTATTAGCTTGCTCTCCATTACTCCAATTACCTACCAACTCTGCCCACTTCATAAATGCATTCCTTACTGCAAGGTCAACTCCTTCCCAAAACTCAAGCTCAAGCTCCTTAGCTGCTGACTCTCTTCCATGAACAGCCCAAACCATCCACAAATAATTCAACTCAATCCTTTCAAATTCCCTTCCAGGTATCCTTGCTGTTGTCGCTCTCAACTTTAACCCTTCTGGAATACTTACTCCTGAGGGCGTCCTTACAAATGTCACCTCCCAAAGATACGCCCTTAATGGCTCTGCTACTCCTGGTATTTGACTTATTGCTACTGTAGCCATATCTTAACACCTCCTAAGTCTATTTTCTTGCAAAANCTCCTAGCCCACCTTTATGATACTCATTTACAAGCTCAACAAACAACCTTCCTGAATCTATCTCTCTCCACTTCCCCTTCACAAAAATCATCGCCTCATCTACACCATACTCATCTAATAAACTCTCAAAACAACCACTTAGAAACTCTTCCATCTCCTTCTTGGTAATCTCTTCTGGATATTTATCAGCAAACTCCTCCCTCATCATCTCCCCAAAATCTACTACTAGAGATCTGAATTCAGTTTCACTCAAGACAATTGCCTTTGTAAACATACTCTCACCTCCTATATTTATTTTACCCACCCCACACAGTAACAAAGCTTTCTACTAAACAGCAAAACCACTACCCCTGTCCCTACTCCAAGAAGCAGAAGACACTTTTACCAATACAACACTCTCTAATACCTAATACACCTCCTTCTTCTTATTTTCTTTACCATACATCATCTTTAAGCACCACCTGCTCTTTCCTCAATTTGGTAACCAAACCTTGTCACAATAGCCTTTAACCAAATTCCTCTAATCGCTCTAACAGGTACATAATACACTTCCACAGTCAATATACCCTGATCCACTTGCGCTGGCGGATTATTACCAGTCCCAAGAGGATCACTTATTACCGCATACCTCAATATTCCCATCCTTCTCTGAATAGAATCAAAAAACTCCCTCAATGTAGCAACCAACCTCTCCCTTGTAAAATCTGTTAGGGGCTCAAATAAGAACGCATCAAGAAACTTGCACACATTTTTCTTTATATAATTTGTCAACCTTCTCACCTCAATAAAACTGAAATAACTCTCCTGCGTCTGAAGTGTCCTGTTATTCCACAACGCTATTACACCAGGCTTCCTTACAAAACAATTTACTTGCACTGCATCAAGCTCATCCCTCTCCGCCAAACTATAATACGTCTGCAATCCTAATACATTTACCCTACCTCTATTTAATCCAGCAGGAACCCACCACGGATCATATTCTCTGTCTACTTTTGCTATCATCCCGGCAACTACTCCACTTGGCGGAATATACAGCTGAACATCATTATCAAAATCATATGTCTTCAACCACGGTGCAAATGCCATCCCATAACTACTACCTACATTAAAGTTCGTCTGCCTCCAACTCTTTATATCCTCAACTTTATACTTATCTTCAGGAACATCAACTAACGCTACTGCATCTCCCCTGCTTTCCGCTATACTAACAAGCTTTTCCCTTATTGTATCATCTCCAATTCCACCCTGTATCAATAAGTCAATATCCCAACTCTCCCTATTAGAAAACTGATCATAAGCACTGCCAATATTACCTACAGTCGGATCTGCATCAGATCCACCCGCAAACCCTACCGCTGTCGTTATCTCCTTAGGCACTAAACTATATGCATTTGGATTTACCTCCGCCCCTACATACTCATTTGTCTCAAGCACATTCTTCACCCAAATGTTATTTCCATATCCATCCCTTGCATCAGGATTTAAACTCACCACCCCATCAAACCACACCTCTGTAGATCCATCCGGCAGCGTCTCTGTTACAATCAATTCAAAAGTTCCACTCGTATCACTCACGTTCTTTACTGCTACAGAAAAGTTGTTCCCAACTGCACCAGGACTCTTACAATAAACTATCATCACTGCATCTGTACCTAAAGTATCCCAACTCGGAAATACAGGACCACTCCTATCAGTAGCTACAGATAATCCAGTTGACGGTACTGTTGCTCCTTGAGTCGCACCACTCTTGTTTATAATAACATACGCATACTTTGCACCATCACCTACTGCCCTTACAACCCACAACCCACTATAACCTACTTCAAGAAAAGCAACCGCTGAATACTGCTCTACATACTCCTTATCAACCCTCCTCTGCGTCAAGGTATACAACTCCTTAAACTGCCTCACTGAGGCTATAAACTTCGGCACTAC